CTTCGGTGAAGCTCACCGTTTCCCACAAGAAGGTGGGCGGTCGGTCTTCCCGTATGCTTCGCCTTGATCACACCAAGACTGCCGCTGATCCCCTGCTTGCAGGGGTCAACGTGCAGGCTCGTTTCAGTACGTGGCTTGTGGCTGATGTTCCTGCCACCGGCTATACTATTGCCGAGCAGAAGCAGATCGTCGATGCCCTTGTGGCATACCTCGCTGCTTCTTCTGGTGCCCGCGCCACCCAGCTTTTGGGTGGAGAAAACTGATCCGCCAGCGAGCTCGTTTGCTACGAGTCGCTGGGGGATATGGTCGCGGACAGCGACTAGTGCGTTGTGGTTTTGCCTTAGCTCCCTTGTGGGGTTCTGGCTGGCCATTTTGTTCCTAGCGGTTTTTCCGCTGGAGGCAACTTACGCACTTGTTTAAGAGGATCCTGTAACACGGGCTATGGAAAGCGACCCTGAAAGGGGCACTTTGAAAAGCCTGATGGTCCTGTGGAAGAAACTGGCCGAAGAATCGGCCAGTTGGTGCCACACCAGCGCTACTCTCGACTACAAAAAGCTCGAGAGGCGATACGAACACGAGGGTGATGCGTTTCTTACCATCACCCTTCCCCAGTTCGGTAAAGACTTCGAAAGAAGTCTTGAACTAGGTAAGGTTGAGAACGGCCTGTTTCAGGGCTTTGCCCTTGCAGGTGGTCTCCCTCGATTTCTCGGGGGTTTCCTTTCTCAAGTGTTCGATCGTGGTACTGGAGTCTTGCTTGACGACCCTAGCATAGATTGCATCTTGGCGGTGAGACAGCTTACGCTGCTTTTCGCTAAGATTCTCATCCAGCTCCCTCCGGAGAAGGAACGAGACGCTATGCTGGGTTTCGTGCAAGTAGATGCTGAAGTTGAAGCCAACGACGAAGTACTTCCCTCGGATCTCTTGCGAGATTTCGAACGGATGTCGTTGGTTCTCTGGGCGGATGTCTGCACCGAAGTCGATCGTGAGATCGACCAGGGTTTACTCCGTCCTGGCCACGGGCCAGGAGCCACCGCTGAACGGCTTCTTGGAAACAAGAAGTACGAGCAGCAAGAGTGGACTACCCGGCTCGAGAGCGTTTTTCCATTCTTGGATAATGCTCTCCCGAGTGCTCGCTATTGGAGCGAACTCGAGGCGGTCAACTTCAGGGAGCCTGATGCGGAGAGACCCGTAAGGGTCATAGCCGTACCTAAAACGCAGAAAACCCCAAGGATCATTGCTATCGAGCCAACCTGCATGCAGTTCATGCAGCAGGCCATCTCGAAGAGCTTGATCCAGAAACTGGAGCGGAGACGAATCGCGAAAAATCGATTCGAAAATCCTGCTTTCAGCTTCGTCGGTTTCCGAAGCCAGGACCCAAATAGGGAAATGGCCCGGGAAGGGAGTCGTAAACAAACTCTCGCCACACTCGATATGAGTGAGGCATCCGATAGGGTTTCCAATCAGCATGTAGTGTCCTTGTTCAAGTGGTGGCCTCTTCTTTCAGAGGCTGTCCAGGCGACTAGGAGCACGAAGGCTGATGTGTTTGGACATGGTGTCATACCATTGTCCAAATTCGCGTCTATGGGCTCCGCGTTGTGCTTTCCAGTCGAGGCCATGGTCTTTACGACCGTGATTTTCCTTGCACTGGAGCATGATGCCAAGACCCGGTTTACCCGTGAAGATATCCTTTCTTTGCGGGGCCGAGTGCGCGTCTACGGGGATGACATTGTTGTTCCCGTAGACAGTGTCGATTCAGTGATCTCATACCTCGAGGCCTTTGGCCTTAAGGTAAACAAGAGCAAGTCTTTCTGGAATGGCAAATTCCGGGAGTCTTGTGGCGGGGACTACTACGACGGCGAGTGGGTCACACCCGTTCGCATCCGACGTATGTTACCGTCATCACTGAAGCAAGCCGACGAGGTGATTTCACTTGTTAGCCTGCGCAACCAGTTGTACTTCGCTGGTTATTGGCAGACTTGTGAATGGCTGGACAGAAGGTTGTCAAACCTGCTGGGTGCGTACCCAGTTGTCCATCCGACTTCACCTATACTAGGCCGTCATAGCGTTTTGCCATATGAGGCTGAGTGCTATGATGAGGACACTCATTCTCCTCTTGTAAGAGGGTGGGTGACACGCTCGAAAACACCCAGATCAGATCTGGATGGGACTCGAGCCCTAGTAAAGTGGTACCTGAAGGAAGGCGATGAGCCTATCTTCGATAAGGACCACTTGAGGTTTGCAGGGCGTCCGCGATCCGTCGGTATCAAGATCGCTAAGAGGGCACCCTTCTAACGAAGGGTGTTTCGGGATGGTTCCGCC